TGCCAAGCTATATCAAAAGGAGTGTTAGATGTCGTTTAAGAAAAATAAATATAGTATTTTAAAAGGAGCTATCTCAAAAGAGTTAGCTGATTTTGTATACAAATACTTTTTAAATAAAAGAAATGCTGCAAGAGTTTTGTTTGATTCAAAATATATTTCACCTTTTACAGAATATTGGGGAATATGGAACGACGAACAAGTTCCTAATACATATTCAAATTACGCAGATATTGCGATGGAAACATTGTTACAAGAGGTAAAACCTGTTATGGAAAAACATACAGGATTAAAATTATCTGAAACATATTCATATGCAAGAATATACAAACAAGGTGATGTTTTAGCTCGTCACAAAGATAGATACTCTTGTGAAATATCTACTACATTAAATTTAGGAGGTGATCCATGGCCTATATATCTTGACCCAACAGGTAAAAAAGGTCAAGCAGGTATTAAAGTAGATCTTAAACCAGGAGATATGTTAATATATTCTGGTTGTGATTTAGAGCATTGGCGAGAAGAGTTTATGGGAAAAGATTGTGGACAAGTTTTTTTACACTATAACAAAGCAGGATCTAAAAATGCTAAAGAGAACTCATTAGATAAAAGACCTTTAATAGGTTTACCTGCTTGGTTTAAAGGTGTTAAGTTGACTAATTCTAAAAAATAGTCTATTATTTACGTTGGTACGGGGGATCCACCACACCACACCCCCGTGCTTTTATTCTGTTAAATAAGTAGTAAATTTGCTATATATGGATTTATTATGCTACAAAAGATAGGTTTTCAACCAGGTATCAACAAACAAGTCACACCCACGGGAGCAGAGGGTCAGTGGATTGATTGTGATAATGTTAGATTTAGATATGGCACACCAGAAAAAATAGGTGGTTGGAAACAATTAGGTGGTTCAAATGATTTAACTGGAGCAGGAAGAGGACTTCATCATTTTGTTAGTTCTACATCTATTAAATACTCTATTATAGGAACTAATAGAATTTTATATGTATATTCTGGAGGTGTATTCTATGACATACATCCAATTAAAACTACAACAACTCTTTCAAATGCATTTAGCACGACCAACGGATCAGCCGTTGTTACACTAACTTTCTCTACTACACACAACATATCAGCTAACGATATTATACTATTAGATAATTTTTCTACAATTACAAATTCCAATTTTGGTGCATCTGATTTTAATGATAAAAAATTTATGGTAACAAGTGTACCAACGTCCACGACACTAACTATTACAATGCCATCAAATGAATCTGGTTCTGGTGCAACAACATCAGGTGGTGTGAGAGTACAGCATTATTACCCTGTAGGTCCAGCGGTGCAAGCAAAAGGTTTTGGTTGGTCATTAGGAACTTGGGGTGGAGAAGAAATCGGAGCAGCCATAACTACTTTAAATGGTGCTTTAGGAGACAATGCTTTTGGAACAGGAGGGTCAGGAACTTCTATCACAGTTACTGATGCTTCACAGTTTCCAACTTCAGGTACAAATTTTATTCAAGTAGGTTCAGAAGAAATATCTT